AGGTGTTCAACCAGTACAGATAACTGTGAAGTATCCTGACGGGCCAAAGTGGAGTGATCTCAAAGCAAACATTGCTGCCGCTACTGCCCTGGATCGTTATCAGACTGCAACCATTTCAATTCCCTATGCCACGTTTCCTTGGTATTATGGAAATGTCAATCCAGGCACAAATGAAAGTTATACGGTTCTGTGTGTGGAGTTTCCTGAATGGACCATCTTTGCACAGAATCAGGTCAGTTGGTCTGGACCTTTTGTATTCCAGGAGTATATTGCGTGAGCACCTCTATAAATCTTGCTCCATACAGAGCCATACAGGCCGCATACTTTGTGCAAATAGACATTGAGGACTATGGTTTTTTAAGATTTAGTGACCTCACGTATTCATATACCTTGCTTGGCAATGTATATTCAAACATTGGACAACTGTTGAGCATCAGTAGTAGTGCATCAGAAGTTCGTGCCACTGAAAGCCAGGTAAGTGTTTCAATATCAGGCGTTCCAGCAGGCAGTGTTGCTGAAATACTAAACAACAATCCCAAAGGATCTGAAATAATAATTAGACGTGCATTTTTTGATCCTGTCACTAATACAATACTAAACATTACAGGCAATCCTGCCACAAAGTTTTCAGGAATGATTTTCAATTACGCAATGGAAGAAGAGTGGGATTCAGCCACACGCACCAGTACTTTTTCAATTACTTTTATCTGCCAGAGTATTATCACAACCTTGAAGAAAAAGATTGGCGGTCGTAGAACTAATCCGTATGATCAAGAAGCCACCACACCTGGTGATCTGTCAATGAGTCGTGTGCCAACTGTGATGAATTCAAATTTTCAGTTTGGTGCTCCTGCAGGCACATTGGCCGCATTGAATTAAAGGACAAAATATGAGTTGGTTAGACGATGTAGTAGATTTTGGTTCCAGCATCATTGGTGGTGTGAGTAATTTCTTTGGTTCAAATAATATTGGCAGCAATGTATTAAAGACTGTGATGACAGGTGTGGCCTTGAACAAGGTCACAAATTCAATCAACAAAAGCAATGATGCCACCAGAGGCACCACCAATAGCCCAGCAAAAACTGCTGTGGATCCAGGTGTGTGTATTCAGACCAGAGCAGATACAGAACAAAAGATTCCTGTGTTGTATGGTCGTGCTATATTTGGTGGCAGTCAATTTGATGTGCGTATGAGTTCTGACAACAAAACAATGTATTTTTGTTATGTTCTTTGTGAGAACACAGGAACATTACTCAGCACAGGTCAAGCCAGTGCAATCAGTTTCAACAGTGTGTATTATAATGATCAACGCATTGTATTTCAAGGCGATGGCATAACTGCTAATTACAGTGTAGATCGTAATGGCACCATTGACAACAGCCTAAGCGGTCTTGTTAAAATTTATTTGTATCGCAATGGCAGTGCCAGTTCAAGTCAGGCCTTTACGACAGGCACAAGTGGAACACAAGCAAATGCGTACAGCATTGTGCCTGGTTGGACCAGTGCTTGGTCAATGACTGGTCTGGCTTTTGCTGTGGTGCGTATTGAATACAACAAAGAAAAAGGCATTACAGGCATTGGCAATCTAAGATTTGATATGCAATCCTCAATGTCATTCCCTGGCGATGTGTTGTATGATATAATGACCAATACAAAATATGGTGCGGGAATACCGCCAGGAGAGATCAATAGTGCCTAATAGTTTAACTGAACTGAATACTTTTGCAGCCACCAACGTAATCAATGGTGACGACAGACCGTATTCAATAACCTGGAGTGCAAACACTGCCAGCAATGTGTCAATCAGCACAACTGAAGATGGTGCTGTGACCTTGACCACAGGAGTTGATTTAGTAGATGCAGTAAGTGTTCCATCAGGAAATATAACTTACAATATCAATCTTGCCAATGTTGGTGCCAATGCTGTTCTTACCTGGCCAGCATTACCATTAGGGGTGGTTTCTACTCAGGCTGGTAATGTTTATGCCCTCACAGGTGTATTTGATGGCACAACCTGGAACACTGCAAAAAATGCTACGCTGATATTCAAAGATCGTGAAGCAAATTACAGTTTCACATCCAACGTGGTATATCCAAATGTGGCAAATACAGCAAACTTTGATAGCAAAAATTGGAGCACCAATGTCACAATAACATCCTCACACGCTGAATTATCCAACCCCAGTAGTTTTTATTGGGACGAAGATACATCCGTGGCCATCACTGGTTATCCGCAGATTACAGATGCTTACTCTACCAATGACACATACACAATAGTAATCACTCCCAACGTGGCTGCGGCAGTCACATCCTTGGTGACTTCAACCACAATAGCCAATAGTTTAAATGCAGGTACCAAAGCCCTGACACTGTCAGGAACCAAGTCCAATGTCAATATTGCCCTGGGCAATATAACTCTAAATCCTGCCAAAGATTATGTGACCACGTTCAATCTGAATTACAGTTTGACTAACCCTATCAGCAATGTGAATACACAAGTAAATCAGACTGCTCTGATAGGCGTGACTGAGAATGAATTATCTAATCCCAGCAGTTTCACTTGGGATGAAGATACACCCAAGGTCATCACAGGATATCCGCAAATCATTGATGCTTACACAGGTGCAGGCACGTATTCAATTGTTATCACCCCCAATGTGGCTGCGGCTGTGCTGTCAATGACCACATCCAGCAATGTGACCAACAGTTTCAACTCCAGCACAAAAGCCTTCACAATGTCAGGCACAAAGTCTGCTGTGAATACTGCCCTGGGCAATGTCACAATGACACCTTATCCAGATTACATAACTTCGTTCAATCTCAATTACAGTCTGACCAATCCCATCAGCAGCCTCAACACACAGGTCAATCAGACAGCACTAATTGGAAACACTTCTGCTGATTTCACAATGACCAATGCTTATAACTTTGCAGAAGATCAAGCCACACAATTGGTGTATGCTGTGGAAGACCTTGATGGCACAGCCTCATCTTATACTATGTTGGTTGGTCAGACTGCAGGCACTAACGGTGTGATTATTATCAATGGTGTGAATGCTGGAGTTGGTAATGTGGGCAATCTGACCACAGCCAATGTCTCAACGTTCAATTCAGGCAATGTGACTTTTATTCCGTACGCAGACAGCACAAGCAATGTTTCTCTCACAGTGAATGTTTATAAAAACAATGTGTCAGGCAATGTGAATTTTGCAGCCAATCAAGTGGCCACATTGTCTTGCACAAGTACGCACAATGATTACGATCTTGGTGGGCCATTTACAGAGAATACCAAGTTTGCTTTTGGAAACATCATCACAGACACAGATACCAACGTATCAACTTACACTATCAGTATTCAAGAACAAGGGGTTCCTGGTCAGCCTGCGTTGGGCAAATGGTACATTGGAAACACCTTGATTGGTCCTGCCAATGTTGCTTACACGGTGACAGATACCAAGGCAAATATCAACGGTCTTGGACTGCAATGGCTGCCAGGATGGGAGAACACTCAGGCAGAATTTGTGTATTCACAAAGCAAGAATACCACTTACTTTGGAAACATAGTTCAAGCCAATGCTGTTGTTGTGAGCAAGAGCCAGGGCACAAGTGTGCCTGGCATAACAAACTTGACTGCCAGAACATTCAGCGGACAAACAACCAATTTAATATTTGCAAATAGCACGCCGCAGATTTCAGATGGTCCAGACTACGGTCAATCTTATCAAGTGGTTCTGAATGGCACCAATGGAGCCAGTGCATACGGAGGATTTGGCAACACAGGGGCAGCCGCTATCAATAACATTCTTGTAGGTCCCTCTGTTCCTTTGATATTGACTGGCAATGCCGCAACCATCAACTCACTGATAACAACTGCTGTGTATGCTCCAATCGCCAGCAGATACTCACCAGCGGCTTCAGGCACATACACATTCTCATTCACCAGAGATGGCGTACCAAGTACAAAATCTTTTGCAAATACCATAAGCAGGACAGGTGATGCCGCACTGCCTATATATACTTTTAACAGTTCAACTACCTGGACGCCAGATACTGTGAATGAATATTACGCCACAGGGTATGATTTGTTAGTAGTAGGTGGTGGCGGAGGTGGAGCCACCTTTGGAGCACTCAGTGGAGCCACCTATCGTTCAGGTGGCGGCGGAGCAGGCGGCAATGTAAAAACATCAAATAATCAACCATTTACAGCAAATACTGTTTATACAGTCACAGTTGGTCTTGGCGGAAACCCAGGAGTCACTGGCAATGCTGTTGGTAATACTGGAGGTTCAACTTATCTTGCAAATGTGGCAGCAGGCAATATCCTTGTTGCTGAAGGTGGTGGCGGTGCCTGTATTGCACAGTGGGGATATGGCGGCTTTGTTGGCATTTATTCAGGTGGTGATCGTGGCGGTGGCACCGTTGGTGTTGGTCCGTATTATGGCGGTGGTGGTGCAGGTGCAGGTGGCAACGGAAGCAATGCCTCACCAACAGCAACCTTCACTGTTGGCGACGGAGGCACTGGCATAGCCAGTTCAATCTCTGGCAATACAATCCGTTATGGTGGTGGTGGTGGCGGTGGTGCTTATTTCACAGGCAACATTGGCACTGGCGGCAATGGCGGCGGTGGCGGAACCAATAGAGCCACAAGTGCTGGTGAAAACGGCAAGGGTGGCGGCGGAGCAGGTGCTGGAACTGCACAAGGATTTGAGGCTGGCCAAGGCGGCAGTGGTGTATTGATTATTAAACTTAGGACTGTATAAAATGGGACTGACTGTATTACCGTATCGTTATAGGGTCAATGGCTTGATTGATACATCACAGACAGTGATGGACAACATTGAACTAATTGGCAATAGTTGTGCTACCTGGCTGACCTATGACGCTATGAATGGCCGCTGGAGTGTGGTTATCAATCAAGCAGGTGATCCAGTAAGTACTTTCACTGACAGCAGTGTGATTGGCCCTATGAATCTTACTGGCACTGGCCTGGCTGATCTTTACAACAGTGTTGAAGTACGTTTTCCGCATAGAGATCTAAATGATCAAGAAGATTATATCAAGATTGAAATACCAGATGTAGATCGTCTGGGCAATGAACCAGACAACTGTTTGACTATAAACTTACCAGTTATCAATGACCCAGTGCAGGCACAGATCATTGGCTTGATTGAACTTAAACAAGCAAGATTAGACAAAATCATTGACTTCAAAACTGACTACAGCAAGATCAATCTACAGGCTGGCGACATCATAGCCGTGACCAACACTGTGTATGGCTGGACCAGCAAAGAGTTTCGTATCATTCGTATGGAAGAAGTAGATCAAGACGGTGCTATTGTGATTGGCATCACTGCTCTTGAATACAGCGACTCTGTTTATGACCTGTCAGATCTCTATCGCTATTCCAGAAGCAATGCGGATGGCATTCTCACACAAGGTGCCCTGGGCACACCAAGCACTCCAAGCGTGACCAACTACGCAGAAGATGCTAACCCTCGTGTGGATATTTCAAGTACCACCCCCAACAACACTGATCCGCTGAATCAAGCAGGCATTATTGAAGCAATGGAGTTTTGGCTATCAACTGATGGCACCAATTACACCTTGCTGACCACAAAGAAACCTGATTCAGCCCTGACTTATGCATTCAATACCACAGTGACATTTACGTACAACAATGTGAATACCAATTTTTATGTCAAAACTCGTTGTGTGAATTCAACCACTACTGGTGCTTTCTCAAGCCCTGCCAGTGTGATATTTGCACCTAAACAAGTCACAGACATTGTCAAAGATGGAACCACAACATTAAAAGACAGCGGTGGTGGTAGTCTTGCCACTGCCTTGGGTATTGCAACTTTGATAAACAAACTTGGCGGTGCATTTGGTGCTAACAGTGTGGCGAATCTGAGTCAGGCTGTGTTTTCACAAGGCGGCGTGGCTGATCAGTTGGCCTGTGTGAATACCAACGGTCAAGGATTTTGCGATTTCATCAACACTGGACCCAGATATTTGAGTAATGCACAAAACGTTGCCGTCACCACAGCATTTGACAGTGGAACAGACCTGGACATACGTTTTAGAATTATAGCACCATCTGCTGGTCAAACTGTGGTGGGTGATTATATTGGTTGGGATTGTCAGAGTCAATGGCCTACCACAGGAACACCTATCCTGACCTGGGGTGGAGACAACACAGGCACTGGAGCAGAAAGTGTGAGACTCAATCTTGTGAGATGGGCACAGTTGTATCCAAGCAATACAGAAATTGTGATTGAATGTCGTGCATTCTGGTATGGCACTCCTGGCGGAACAGTTTATACCACTGGTGCTTTGTACATTGGCGGCACAATGGTTATTTCAAATTTTGAATGGGTCAATCCCACTGCTACTGCCAGTGCTTTGCTTGATAGTCAGCCCAGCCTGATAACAACCAACACACAGGTAGGCACAACCCTGGGCGACTTTATTGCGTATTTTGTGTATAATACCAGCACTGGCAAAGGCTTTTTTACCAAGTGATGTCAAGTGCCCTAATTGAACGTGACTAAATAACAACAGCGTCCTGGCCATAGTCAGGCGTTATCCCCAAGGAGGAGAATATGGCAAGTGGAGTTTTAAGTTTCAGCGACTACATTGGTGGTCCAGATGATATCATTGCGGCACAAGCGTTCCCCAGTGATCAAAAGCAGTATCTATACAATTTTGATACCAACATTACAGGTTGGACTTTCTCAGCAGACTATCAGACCTTGGTAGTGGATGAGATTGCTTTCAATCGCTACACAGGGCAACCAAACTTTTCAAATAGTTCAGTTATTGGCAGTTTTGCCAAGGTTGAACTCACAGGCAACAACGCACCTGTTGTGCAATCAGCCAGCACAGGCACCGTCAATCTGCGTGTGCCTGCAAATATGTATCAAGGCCCCATTGTGCCTGACGCAAGAATAAACATTCCCGTGGTGGTTGTGGCATTTACCTGGACCAATGCAGACACTTTCCCCACAACACAATCGCACAGATGGGCATTTGTTCAGGCCTGGGAGCCTGATGCCGCTGTTGGTAATCCAGTAGGCTCAGCAGGTTATACTGCTCTAACCGTTTAAGGATTACAGATGTCATACAATATTACAATCACAGACGAAGTAAGCAATGTCACCATTGCCACAGTAAGTTATCCTGTGATGGTCAGTGCAGACAGCACCGCTATCGTAGGTGCCACAGGCCCTGCAGGATCTACTGGACCAACAGGAGCATCTGGACCAACAGGAGCAACTGGCCCAAGTGGCAGCACTGGACCTGCAGGCACAACTGGAGCAACTGGACCTACAGGATCAAGTGGCCCAACAGGTGCCACTGGTCCAACTGGATCAACAGGACCACAAGGCACTACAGGGCCACAGGGTGCCACAGGTTCAACAGGTCCGCAGGGATCGTCAGGTCCGCAAGGAGCCACAGGACCACAAGGAGCCACTGGCCCTACTGGACCACAAGGCACTACTGGACCTGCTGGTACTTCAATCACAATGAAAGGCACGGTTGCCACCGTTGGCGATTTGCCTTCAGTTGGTAATCAAGTAAATGATGCTTACATTGTGAGTGCCAATGGTAATCTTTATGTTTGGAACGGCACAACCTGGACAGACGTGGGAGACATTGTTGGACCAACAGGCCCACAAGGAACAACTGGACCACAAGGAGCATCAGGACCACAAGGCGGTACAGGAGCCACTGGGCCTCAAGGCAGTACTGGCCCACAGGGCACTACAGGTCCGCAAGGAGCGTCTGGCCCTACTGGTCCTATTGGTAGCACAGGACCACAAGGAACAACTGGACCCATTGGATCTACAGGCCCTACAGGATCAACTGGTCCTACAGGTGAAACTGGACCACAAGGAACAACTGGACCTATAGGCAGCACTGGCCCAACTGGTAGCACTGGCCCACAAGGCAACATTGGCGACACTGGTCCTACAGGATCAACGGGTCCTACTGGATCTACTGGCCCAACTGGAGCCACTGGACCTCAAGGCAACATTGGCGACACTGGTCCCACTGGATCTACTGGACCTACAGGTTCAACTGGCCCAACTGGTAGCACTGGCCCACAAGGCACAACAGGCCCCACAGGTGCCACAGGTCCTACTGGATCTACTGGTCCGCAGGGCACAACTGGACCAGCAGGTTCAGGTGTATTTGACCCTTTCTTATTAGCAGGAATGTAAAATGACAACAGCATACAAAGTATTAGGACAATCAAACCCTACAGCAGCCACCGTGACCACACTATACACGGTTCCAGCAGCCAATGCCGCAGTGATCAGTAGCATTGCAATCAGCAATCAGCACACAGCCAACTCCAATGTGAGCATAGCAATCTGTGTGGCCAATGCCGCTGTGGGCACTTCAAACTACATTGTGAAAGATGCACTAATTGTGCCAAACGACACAATCTTTTTGACCTTGGGTGTCACAATGGCAGCAACTGATACCATTCGTATCAATGCCAGCACAGCCAACATTGGCTTTTCAGCGTTTGGTAGTGAGATTTACTAATGAGCATAGGATACGCAACAGGGCGTAGTCTCACGCACACAGGCCAAATGAGACGCTGGAAGGATCTTGTGAGTTATTCAACTCCAGGGATTCCGCCTGTGACCAATCCCACAATTGGTATGACTGCAACCAGTGCCACAACTTCTACTTCTATATATAAGTTTGGCACAGCCAGTATGGTGACCAGTACCAACGCAGGAAAGATTGAAAACACATCTGGTGATTATCAATGGTGGCCATCAGGCACAGGTGATTGGACTATTCAATGGTGGCAGTATATTCCCAGTGCTGTGAGCAACAGCACCAGCCGTCATATTTGTTCAAACGAAATGACCAGCGGTGGCCTGGGATTTAGATATGGCACAGGATACGGGTCAGGCTTCAATGCCATAAACATCTTTGCTCGTGGGGTTGCAGACCTGGATTACTGGAACTACACTTGGACCCGTGATGCCTGGCAGTTTGTGAGTGTGTGTCGCAACACAACTGCGGGTACGATGTATGTGCATATTGATGGTGTGAGTCTTGGAGCCGCATCAGGTGGATCAGGAGCATACGCAAGAAACTTTGTGGCCACTTCAGGACTGAACAAAATTCAGATTGGTAATTCAGGCGACGTTGGAGCCAACGGTATCTACTTTGATGACTTCCAGGTGTTTCAAAGCACAGCCTTATACACCAATGCAAGTTATAGTGTGCCCACAGCAGAAGCCATTTTGCAAACAGGTACTACTGGCTTGTTCAATATGAACGGCACCAATGGCGGAACTTCATTCCCCAACAAGACTTCAAACTAAGGAATTTTATGGTTTATAGAATACAAATTTGTGTAGAAGATCATCATACCATAGTTGGTCGTCAAGACAGAGAACTCTCTTTGGAGTTATTCACTGCCATCATTACAGGTACGCACCCACAAGGTGATGGGCAAGCACACAACAGAGATAGTAGTGAGCACGGCGGCCAAAATCGCACCTGCTACTATCACGCTGTTTGGAACCCTGCTGTGATGGCCTGGATCACCAATGTGCAGCCTGAAGATGTTAGTGCCCTTTACAGCACTTGTGCTCAGGAGACATTTGGTGGCTGATATTGAAAGATCAAGTCTGGATGCTCACGTAAGTATCTGTGAGCAAAGGTATTTGAACTTGGATAACCGTATGACAGGACTGGAGGACAAAGTTGAACGCATTGAAAACTTACTGGGTGAAATTCACCACAAAATTGATAACCTGGGTGACAAGCAAAACAAACAAATCAACTCAACCTTGATTTATATCATTGGTCTGTTGCTCAGCATCTGCGGCGGTCTCATTGCCAAGATGTTCTTTTAAGAACTTGCCTGTCACAGGATCCATTGGTCTGATGTTGCTTTTTTTGGCAGCGTATTCAAACACACCTGTGGTGTGATTGAGACTGCGTTTGCAACTCAAGCAACGCTGATTCCAAACTAATTTTTTGAAGTCCCAACTGATACATCTCTCAATGGGTTTGTCGCACACCTTGGCACAATCACCACAAGTGGTGACTCTGGGTTTGATCTTGGTTATCATCAACATTGCTGACGGATTGTCACTGCAAGGATCACGCCTGCTGTCTGCACCTGGATCAGTGTGATACACGAACTCCGCGTACTCTGCAATGAACTCTTCTAATTTTTTTTGTTCCATCACCTATTTACGGTGAGGATTTTACCAAAGTAAATAAACGATGAAACAAGATTCAATGGACCCTGTATGGTTTAATTTTGGTAATCTGGGCTATCCTGGATGGACTCCTGTGACCAAGTTTGAGATGCGTCTGATGTTGGAAGGAGCACAGAACTTGGTGCAAGACAATCCCAAGGAGGCTGTGGATTTTATGATACAACGCACACGCAGAACACTGATAGATGCTGCCACGCGAGTGGGTGTGAATGAACACTGGGTCAGCCAAGCACTCTTGGTCACAGCAATGACAGGATTACTGGGCTACGAAATACCTGAGGTGCGATATTTTGACGACTAAATAAATGTGGTTAGGTAGCACGGGGTCATTCACAAATGATCTAAACGCAGACTCAGTGGAAAGAGTCCAACATTGTAAATGTGCCATTTATTTTGTGTCCTGTTCAAGTATTCCACCCTGCTACCCAACTACTCTTTAGTGACATTTAGAGTCTTCTGAAAGCCCAGAGAATCCGTAATCTGGGCTTTCTTTTTGGCAAAAAAACCGTGCAAAATTGTTGCTTTTTTACAGCAAGTCATATATACTTGTAAGAACAGCACAAAATAGAAACTCTCTATCAGTACCTGTTTATTAGGCAGCACAACAGGCAACATATTAAATTCCCCAAGCAACACAATCTGAACTGAAGTATCCCAGCGTCACATACCCTCTCTGTGCGTGGAAGAGACCAAAGCAGGGTCAATACTAACTGCAACGTCTTGAAACTCAACAAGCCTGGCCAAGGCAGACCTCTGGGGCGGGTATATCTTTGGCCGCAAGTTTTCAGCGTCTGCTACCTTATGGCACGGATTGAACTTCCTTGTGCGTGTTGCAACACGATTAGGTTTAAAAATCAATTGGGGGGGAGGGTGATACTCTCTTTTGAGTCAGGGGCAGACTGCGTTTGCTCCATTGCACATCACGTGAGTTATTACATATGGTCAGACGCTTTGCGTCCGCCCAAAAGTGATCAAGCGAGACTTCGTCTCTTCCTCTTGACCCCTTTACCTGTTGCACCTCTTGTGTCTCTTGACATCTCAAAGAAAGAAACTGCATATGAGTCAAGTGGCGAGTCAAAGACGAAGTCACGCAGACGAATAGATGAGTGCCAACTCATCTCATAGATACCAAAACAATCTCACCAAAAACACTTGCTAATTTACCAAGAAATGTTTATACTCATAAATAATAAACAATGAACAAGCCGCCCAAAGGACCACAATGGATATCTGGACCAGATGCACAACACCACAAGATGTATGTGGCATTTGGATATCACCGCGTGACATCACGACTGCGTGGAGGTCGTTGGCTACTGACTTGGGAACAATGGCGTGATGCTTGGCTACCATACTGGGATCAAAGAGGACGTAGTGCAGAACAACTTTGTATGTGTCGCACAGATCTTGAAGGAGACTGGTGCTTGAACAATGTAGAAATCATCACACGTCGCGAACACGGCAAACGAATCAGAGAGTATTACAAATGACAGGCAAAGCAGGACGAGGAACAGGACCAAGACCACACACTTGGAAAGTGGGTAGTGATCCTGTGCGGCACGACCAATACAATGCCTGGCTCAAGGCAAGAAGTCAAGCGTGGTTTCGCAAAGAAATCTGGGAGATCACATTTGAACAATGGGTTGAGTTGTGGGGCACAAACTGGCATCGCAGAGGTAGATTCCGTGATTGTTTAATGCTGATGAAACAGCACTGGCAAGATGCTTGGTGCGTGAGCAACGCACACTTGGTCAATCGCGATGTATTTCACCAGAAACAAGCAACGATTAAAAAAGAAAGAAAGGCAATCAAAGATGAGCAAAGATCAAAAGTTTAGATTTCACCTGTTGGGCATACCGCACACCATC